GCCGTTGGAAGAACGTCCAAAAATTTTGTTTGTAATTGATTCTTTAGGCATGTTGTTGACTCCTACTGACGTAAATCAGTTTGAAGCAGGCGAAATGAAAGGTGACATGGGCCGTAAACCCAAAGCACTTACATCTCTTGTTCGTAATTGTGTCAACATGTTTGGTAGCTATAACGTTGGGTTAGTTTGTACTAACCACACCTATGCTAGCCAGGATATGTTTGACCCTGATGACAAGATCAGTGGAGGCCAAGGCTTCATTTATGCTAGCTCTATTGTAGTTGCTATGCGTAAATTGAAATTGAAAACAGACGCAGATGGTAATAAGACTACAACAGTTAACGGTATCCGTTCTGCTTGTAAGATTATGAAAACTCGTTATGCAAAACCATTTGAGTCAGTACAAGTTGAGATCCCGTATGCAACAGGTATGGCACCGACGTCCGGATTAGTGGACTTATTTGAAGCTAAAAACGTTTTGACAAAGAGCGGAAATAAGCTACAATATATAAGTAAAGAAACTGGCGAAGTTCATTCTTTTTTCCGAAAAGGTTGGACTGAAGACAAGTTAAAAATTATTATGGATGAATGGGACGAAGCTGCAATGGATATTGCGGCAGTAGTTGCTGAAGATACTGAGGAAGCATAATGGAAGAAGCATTGATTATGGAGGTATGGGATACCTTCCGAGAATATATCCCAGACAAAAACAAAGAATTGGCTGCTCATCAGTACGTTGATTTCTTGTTAGGCAAGGATGTCGAAATTGCCGCACTTGAAGCTCTTATGGGATATGATCCTCATCTAGACATTGCTGTTAAGGCAGTGGTTGATGAAGAAAAAGAATTCGAAGACGAAGAAGACGACGGTTATTCCGAAGAAGACGAGGACTATTAATGAACTGGTACAGCAAAGTTAGCAATGATATTGCTCACTTACCAGGCTGTATCGATCATTACTATTCCGAATTAGAACAGGCAAGGGGCGAGGTTAAAGTCTATGGCAACATAGAAAAAACTTCTGCCGCCTTACCAGGAATTGTAGCACATCGATTTAATCAACTTCAAGAAATTGAAGGTATCCTCGAATACCTGAACATTGAACTTCGCAGAATCAGATCAAAGACCTTTAAAAAATATTTAGAAAACTATGCTAGGGCTCTTAGTTCTAGAGATGTTGAAAAATATGTCGACGGCGAAGCAGACGTAGTTGATATGGAAAAGATCATTAATGAGTTTGCACTCTTGCGTAATCAATGGTTGGGTATTATCAAGGGATTAGACATAAAACAGTGGCAAGTTAGTAACATCATTAAACTCCGTACCGCCGGTATGGAAGACGTGTCAATATAAAATGAAACTCTACATTGAAGATCTCATCTGTAGGCTCGGTAACACCGGAAGCTATCTATTTTCTAATCCAATCTCTTTATGGGCAATGGATGAAAAAGTAGTACACAGCCTTGCGGCCAATCCATCAGCTGGCCGAGGCTTCACAGAGAAGCAACGATCACTGGTTTTACGTCTTTGTAAAAAATACCAAGGCCAGCTTACCGCTGACCTCGGCACCGCAGTTACCGTGGCCCTTGATGCTCCTGAGTTTAAATTTAATTTAATAGAACCTGCACTTCAAGAAAAGTCCATTAAAATAGAAGGGAAGGAAATTTTGATAAAATTTCCATTTTCTGAGGAAATTGTTGAAAAAATTAGAAAATTCAAATCAGAAGTAAAAGTTAAAACTGTGGAGTGGAACGGTGACTCTAAGGCATGGAAGTTTGCCTTAGAAGAAAATAATGTACTATGGATCACTCAACATATCCTAAATGATAGTTTTATAGTGGATCCTGAATTTCTTGAATTTTCTGGTCAAATTTCCGAAATTCTTGAAAATATGGAAAACTATGTACCCACAGTGGCTTACGAAAATAACCAGTACTTGTTCAAGAATGTATATCGAACAGTACCTCAACCTGAATCTAATGATCTAATTGAGACTCTGTTACTGGCCAAGCACTACGGCATTAGTACATGGGACGAAACTGTTGAAAATCTGATAAAAAATGCAAATTTTTCACCAGTTCTGACATCGTTTTTAGAAGAATCGATATCGAATAAGCCAGAATTTGACGTCAATGAAAATAGTATTGATCAGTTTACTGAGCTGTTCAAGCATAATGTTCCCGCATTGATCATCATTCCCGGCTACGGCGAATTCTTCACTTTAAAAACATGGACTACCTGGTTAAAATCTCAAGGATTTAAAGAAAAAGACATTAGTGTATTGTTTAGACTAGACAGTGACACCGGTGGCATGTTTAACGAACTAGTAAAACAGAACAACTTAAACAACCCTATTAACGATAACACTAAAATTGTATTTGTCAGCCAAAAGATTCCTAAACCATTGATTAAAAGTGGCATAGAATTTAAACTAATTGTAAATCTAGGAAGTCTGTCCGGAGTTCACTATAGTGTTTCTACATACTTGGATGGTAGGGCAGACGTAATTAGATATACAGATAAAACTAAATCAGGATACCAGTTTGGCCTATTGTAAAATTATAATCAAGGATGAAGTCAATGTAAAAATTGAAAACTTAGACCTTGACACAAGAAAAAAACTGGTTACAAAATTCAAATATTTTGATCAAAAAGCTCGCTACTTGCCTGCTTATAAATTAGGTCGTTGGGACGGTTGCACTAGCTTCTTTGGACTTGGTGGCACTACCTATATGAGTATGTTACCTGATGTTATTGAGGAATTAGTACATCAGGGTTACGATCCTGTACTAGAAGATCATCGTGTTCCTATGGCCTTGAGCTTTGACCTAGTTGCTGAAGATTTTTGGGGTGACCAAACATGGCCTGAAGGTCATCGGTTTGCCGGATCAAAGATTAGACTGCGTGATGATCAAGTTGAAGTTGTTAACAAGTTTCTAGAAAATCCTCAGTGCATTCAAGAAATTGCCACGGGCTTTGGTAAGACAATTACCACAGCCACGTTGGCAAAAATCTGTGAAAAATATGGTCGAACTGTGACCATTGTTCCTAACAAAAGTCTAGTTGAACAAACTGAAGAAGACTTCATTAACTGCGGATTAGACGTCGGAGTGTACTACGGAGATAGAAAAAATCTTGATAAGACACATACTATCTGTACTTGGCAAAGTTTGAATATTCTTGACAAGAGATCTAAAAATACCACCGACGAAGAGTTATTAACACTGGCAGAATTACTTGAAGGTGTTCAAACAGTAATGGTTGATGAGGTGCATATGGCCAAGGCAGAAGTGTTGAAGAAACTGTTAACCAACAATCTTGCCAATGCACCCATTCGTTGGGGACTAACCGGAACTGTGCCTAAAGAAGATATAGATTTTCAAAATATTAAATGTGCATTAGGCGAAGTAGTACACACAGTTAAGGCACATACTCTGCAAGAGGCAGGAGTACTAAGCACCTGCCATGTAAATGTTATCCAAACTGCTGAGTGGAAAGAATTTGGCAGTTATCCTGAAGAACTAAAGTATCTAGTGACCGATGAAGATCGAGTTGCATGGATTAGTAAACTGGTTGCAGGAATTGCAGAAAGTGGAAATACGTTAGTACTGGTTGACAGGATTGAAACAGGACGTATAATAGTAGACAACATCCCAGATAGTGTCTTTATCTCGGGAGAAGTAAAAACTAAAGACCGGAAGACTGAGTATGACGAAGTTAGAACTGCTGATAAAAAGATTATTGTGGCGACTTATGGTGTGGCCGCTGTGGGTCTTAATATCCCCCGTATTTTTAATTTGGTTATGGTTGAGTCCGGAAAGAGCTTTACAAGGGTTATACAAAGCATTGGGCGAGGCATTAGAAAAGCAGACGACAAAGACTTTGTACAAATCTGGGATATTACAGCGTCGACGAAGTATGCGAAGAGACACCTTACTGAACGAAAGAAGTTCTACAAAGACGCCAAGTATCCGTTCACAATTGAAAAGGTAAAATATTAATGCAAATTCTCACACTTGATAATAAGATTTATCATCTAAACGACCTACCAGATGAGGTTGATGAAGATCTCAGATTCAGTGTTATGGACAATAGCGATCCACAAAATCCTGACTATTTTTATATTCCTCTAATATTCTTAGAGTCGTTCACTGCACCTGCTGCGGTACTTAAAGTCGGGCCATATACTGTAAACATGCCATTAGATTGGTGTACTATTGTAGGAGACCCAGAGGGTCCCGATATGGAAATTATACCTCTGACTAGTTTGAATGATCGCGGCTTTAGAACATTTATTTTTAATCCATTGAGCTCATTTAGACCCGAGTTTTACGATATTGATATTGTTGATGTGTATCAAGATGTTCGTTGGTATTTTCCTAAAATGAAGCCAGGACAACTGTTATGTACTCCGTTAAACAACGATCCTAAACCTCCGTGTGCATACTTTGTTAAAGAAGTCAGTCGTCAAAGTGAACTAGTAGATTACTCAAGGTGCTGGTAATAT